AACTTTGCAGATAATTATCTCAAAGGCGATGTTAAGAAGGCTGAACACTGCCTTAAGGATTCTTATTTGTTACATAAATGGAATAAGATCCAAGCTAACCTTAAACCTATTGAATGGGATACTGGACTGACAGAAAAGAAATACACTGATGTAGATACTTTAGCCGCTGCTGCCTGTGCTGGTGGAGCATGTGAAATCGACTTCTAATGGAAGTCGAGTCACCTTGTATCAAAGTTTGTATCATACAAGATGGTAAATGCATCGGTTGTCACAGAACTCAGGATGAAGTACGTGAATGGTTTTATGCTACTGACGAAAGAAAAGAAGAAATCTTAAAGAGGATCGCGGATGAATAAATACCTACTCGAATGTTTTGAATGTGACGACGATGTAATACTTACGTGTGCGTCAGATATTCCTACCTTTTGCCCATTCTGTGGCGGAGAGGATGTCGAGGTGTCAAGAGAAGAAGAACCGCTCGAGTGGGATGATGATGAATAAAACAGATATATATCTGTATGTGGTTATACAATGAACAACAATTTAATGAAACTCCCGAAGATTATCAAGGATTCGTCTATCTCATCACAGAGGTGGATACAGGCAAGAAGTATATCGGTAAAAAGAACTTCTGGCGGCCTAAAATATTACCAAAAAATAGTAAAAGAACTCGAAGAGTACGAACTCGAGTGGAATCAGACTGGCGAGACTATTATGGATCCAATAAAACGGTCCAGACTTTGGTAGAATCAAAGGGGAAAGATAATTATAAAAGAGAGATCCTAAGGTTGTGTAAGACAAAAGGCGAAATGTCTTATTACGAAGCAAAACTACAATTTGAGAATGATGTTTTATTATCGGATATATATTATAATGAGTTTATCGGATGTAAAATACATTCGAAGCATATAAGGAAATAAATAGTATTATGGCACTACTAGTACATGAAGTTATTGATCAAGTGAGAAAAGCCCGCACTAAAGAGAAAAAGATCGCACTTCTAAAAAAGCATGAAAGTTGGGCTTTAAAAGACATCCTACGTGGAACGTTTGATTCGACTATTGAGTGGAATCTTCCAGGTGGAGAACCACCTTATACTCCAACTGAAGCTCATTCAGCACCCGCCAATCTACTTAAAGAGCACAAGCAATTTGTATACTTCGTAAAGGGGTTACGAGAATCTAATCGTCTTACACCCGTCAAGCGCGAAAGTATATTCATCGGTTTGATAGAGGGCATCGACCCTGAGGACGCCAAGCTCGTCATTAGTATGATAAACAAAGAAAAACCCAACGGAATCACTCGACCAGTGATTGAGGAGGCCTTTCCTGGATTACTGCAAGATTGATTCATAACAACGGAGCACTAAATGCCAGCACTACAACTCGAAAGACTATTAAATGACATCTCTCAATTGGAAAGTTACATAGAAAAACTTCAAGCGAGAGGGGATTTAGATCGAGTTCAGAAATTCCTTAAAAAGAAAACGTTTATGGAAGAGAGGTTAGCTGCAATTTAACTGTGTACATTCCCCCTACTTTGTGGTATAATTATATTATATTCACAAAGTAGGGGTTTTATTATGAATTTGTTTATCTTACACGAGGATCCAGTTATCGCTGCACAAATGCAGTGTGACAAACACGTTGTCAAGATGCTTTTAGAATCGGCACAAATGCTTTCTACTGCGCATCGCGTTCTTGACGGAACAGTTCAAATCGCCCCATCCAAATCAGGTAAACGGATGGTTAAACATTATCGTCTTTTCGACGAACCTGAAGCAGATAAAATACTCTATAAAGCTGTTCATGTTAATCATCCATGCACTCTGTGGACGATGGAATCATCAAAAAACTATGAATGGCATTGGATGCACTTTGATGCTCTTTGTGACGAATATACATACAGATATGAAAAGACTCATAGGACAATTCAACTACTTCGTTCACCGTTGTGGACATTACCAACAAACATTCCGAAAGGACCAATGACACCATTTAGATTAGCAATGAAGGCCAATCCAGAATGTATGGTAGGAGATCCAGTCGAATCATATCGCCTCTTTTATCAAACGAAACAATCACGCTTTAAAATGGCTTGGACTAAGCGTGAGCAACCATGGTGGTTTAAAAATGAGATACACACTGCTTGATACATTAAATGTATTAAAAAATGAAATTGAATATGCTAAAAATCAACTAATGCCTCATGATACTGGTCATATCAGTACAGCTATTAGTTGGATGAATACACGTGTTAGCGAACTAGAGGAAGAAATAAATGCCCGTTTACACGATCAGGAATGACAAAACTAACGAAGAATGGGATGTAAACTGTTCGTACGAAGAGCTAGAAAAGCTTCTCAGTACTGGACTTGAACGCGTTTGGAAACCAAATGCATTTATCTCACAATCGGGTAGTGTCATGAGTCGAACTGACACCGACTTTAGAAGTCATTTAAAATCTCTTAAAAAGAAATATCCAGGAAGCACAATTAATGACTAAACACTCAGTTAAGGCAGCAGATCTTAGCGTTATTGATCCATTAACCGGCAACCAAGATAAGGCTTTTCAACTTTGGGATGAAGGTGAAAATCTTATTCTTGCAGGATCTGCAGGTACTGGTAAAACGTTTCTTGCTCTTTATCTGGCTTTAGACGAATTGTTAAACAAACCAGAGTATAATAAAGTTATTATCATACGATCGGTAGTAGCAGTCAGAGAAGTTGGATATCTTCCTGGCAAGTTAGAAGAAAAGACTGCGGTTTTCGAAACTCCGTATAGAATGATATGCGAAGAGCTTTTCGAAAATTCAGCAGCCTATAATAAGATGATAAATAGTCATCAGCTCCAGTTCGAAACAACATCTTATATTCGAGGTAAAACATTTGACCGAGCGATTATCATTGTTGACGAAATGCAAAACTGCAATTTTCATGAACTTGATTCTATCATGACACGCGTTGGCGAATATTGTAGAGTTATCTTTGCAGGAGATTATCTCCAATCAGATTTTAAATCGAGCGGAGAAAGAGATGGACTTATGAAATTTCTTAATATCATAGAAAGAATGAATCAATTTTCAGTAGTCCAATTTGGATGGGACGATATTGTTCGTTCTGGGATCGTTCGTGATTATATCATGACGAAAGAAATGATTGGAATAAAGTAATGAAAATCTTAATAATCACCATGTTTCTGGTCATAGGGTACGTGGGTGATTTACTAGCTGACCCGGTGTGGGCAGAAAAACCAGTGCAGTGTGCACATCCTGACGAGGTGCACGAAAGAATATTAGCAGACGATGCACAACTTCTCATGGAAATGAGTGGTATTGCTCGAATTAACGAGCAAGAATGGGTCGATGATGTACCTTACGGGGTATACTATAATCCAGAAACTGAACAATGGTTTATAGTTGAATATGTTCAATCAGATGAATATGCATGCATTATTGCTCTTGGAGAAGGAGTCAACTTTGACGTTGGCGAATACATAGAAGAAGAAAAGAAATATTACTAGTGTACAAATTGCCATGGGTGTGGTATAATGGTTAATACAATTGTAAAAGGAATATATGATGGAGTTTATCCATGAAAAAATTGATATGGGATATGTGGACTTGGATAGACGAGACTGCGAAGACGGACGACGGTACGTTACGCTTGATGGGCACGCTTACCCTTCTGTTACTACTGTACTTAGTATCCTAAACGAAGAATCAATCGCTAAGTGGCGAGCTAAAGTTGGTGAAGAAGAAGCTAACAAAGTAAGCCTACGTGCAACTACACGTGGTACAGCAGTTCATGCTATTATCGAAAAATACATGAACAATGACCCAAACTATGCTGAAGGTTATCTACCACACGTAGTTCAATCTCTCGAAAACCTTAAACCATTATTGGATAAACATGTCACAAAAGTCTATGCACAAGAAGTGCCATTATATTCTGATCACCTTCAACTGGCAGGAACATGTGATGCTGTGGTTGAGTGGGATGGAGTACCAACCATTGTCGATTGGAAAACCAGTCGAAGGCCAAAGAAAAAAGCCAACATTGGAAATTATTTCATGCAACTAGCAGCATATGCTGTTATGTGGGAAGAACGTACTGGTATGCCTATTCAGCAAACTCGTATCGTGATGGATGTGGATAACTTCCATCCAGTCATGTACAAAGAAACGCGTGATGCATGGATTGATAAGATGATTGAAACACGCGATGAGTATAATAGACGTAAGCTATTTCATGGTTAAACAAAAAAAAAATACACTTTTTTCATAAGTCATTGTTTT